TATAAATAACGATACTTTTGCCTACGTATCACTATTGGAGGATCATATACATTGTATCGTTCCTTTTTAATCAAATTCTAATATAGAATGCTTATTTAAACGATATAAAGCTTTATCCTTTTCCATCTTATATAAATTTATTTTGCTGGCTTCACAATATCTTTTAACAGCTTTTTCAAATTCCTGTTTTGCTTCGCACCCCAGAATCACAGAACTGGGAACGATCATATCAAGTAGTGCCCCCTTATTATTAATATTCCACCTATCTCCGCAAGCCCCTTTATCCTGAATAATTCTCCATTCCCTTTCATAACTCCATTCCAAGGATTTTGTAGTAATACTTTGGATAAAAACAGTTAGAGAATTTTTTTCAACAGTTTCTGGCTTAAGTGAACAAAAACGCACTCTATCATCAGAGTATACTACGGGAACTGGTGTGAAACTTAATTGCCTATTTAGCTCCAACAAATTATATTCGACGCACATTCCGCAGTGGTTATCCGCATAATGAGCCCACATTAGTAAAGAATCATCTGACTCACTCAAACATGATATGCCAGTTGTTTCTCTTAAATCTTTAAAAGTAGTCTTTAACTTCCGCACTTGCTGCCCCATCTCTCCTTTAAGATTACACCACATTGGGCTTCCTGGACGGATTGTTACTTTATCTGGAAGCATTTTCAACACACAATTGAACAATTCTTTTTCGTCTATCGAAATATCGCAATCAAAAACATCATTAAAATTGCACGGTGCAGAAAACCACAGTTTATTTTCCCTAACAGTTTCAAGTTTTAAAGAAGTATCGCTGTAATATTTATAAAGAGAGGCCGGCGCAGAACATAAATAATAATATCCGATTTGACTATACGCCTGCTTTTTTTCCTGGGAGCTCCCAGTTAATGCGGTTATGATTTCTGAACGTAATACATTTTTCCAATCATCATTTTCTTTTTGAAAATCAGCCATTTTAACTCCTCACTTTAACTTCCCGCACAATGACAGTAACCTTTCCTTAATATGCTCTTTATATTTCTGAAAAGCAGTAGAATTACAACAACAAAAACATATTCATTTTCCCAAAAGTACTATATCTTGTATTTAATTTCTATATTCCCCTTTCAAACCACAATTCCGCATCATTATTACCGACTCAACATGCCTCGTTTGTTGGAATATAGAAACTACGTGTGTTATACAATATTATAGCGTAACCAGGAGTATTTTAAAACAAGTGATTTTTAAGAAACAAAAAAACCAGAAGTATTATAGCATAACCAGGTGTACCATAGCAAAACTTGTACAAGGTTGGCAAATGGTAGACATTGCCTACCCAAAAAGAGGAGCCGCTATTGGCTCCTCTTCCTCTTTACACTTCTAAAAAAACTATGTACTAATTCTTTACTCATTCTTTCTGGTTGGCCGTCACAAACAATATTTTCAAGATAACTTAGTTGTTCTCCATCCAGTTCCAGCAAATAACAATAAATTTTTGCAATCTCTTCTTTCGTTTGATCCATCCCGACCTCCTTACGTTTCTATATAATTTAAAACGAAGAATTGCAAATGCTTCCTTTTATCGTCCCGATATCGGGACACTTTTTACATTTTTTCTGCTGACTCAAAAAGATCGACTATTTTAACATGTAATCCAATGGCAAGTTTTTCCATTTGTTGCATAGTCGGGCTAACCTCTCCGCATTCAATTCTTTCTAGTGCGGATCTTGAAATTCCCGTCATTCGCTCAACCTGCCGGAGGGATAAACCTCGAATTAATCTTATTTTCTTCAGCAGAATTTTCATAAGTTAATTATACTACTGGAGTACATTAACTGATGATGGTAAATTTTTCCTCAAACGCATATGTTCTTTCCTGCAGGCAATGGAATAATTAATGTCGACATCTCTGCGCCTATTATGCTTAAATCTGGTCAGCCAGGTTCACCTCCCAGATCTCCTGGGCCCCGTTGTCCCGGGTGTGCCAGCAGGCACCCTCCAGGGGACCGTTCAGAGTATTGTCCAGGAAATACCAGTCGCCGGTACCGTCAGCCGGATCGCATACGCGGCCATCCCAGCGGTGCCAGCCGGTGCACATATACCCATCCGGATTGAACAGGTACCAGTGATGGTTGATCACACACCACTGGTTCGCGGGGTAGCTGCCATCTGGCCGCCGGTACCAATAGCCGATCCCGGTACGGACCCAGCCCGCGGCCGGCGCCCAGGTCCGCATGAATGCCTCCGGGGTACCGTAGGTCTGGATCAGCTGAGTGGGCGTGCTGCCCCAGTCCGGCAAGTACAGATGGGGCTTGTCCTCCAGACTGGGCCAATCTCCGCCCCAAGCCAGGCCCAGGGACTTGGCAATGGCCGCGGCCCGTTCGAAGAGGCCGGTGCTGTCGTTGTAGCTGTCGTCGCTGGTCTTGCCGTCGCCGTCCACGTCCATCATCAGAAAAAAGTCAAAGGCAATGCCCCACTGGTGCTGAGAACGATAGGATGTGCCCCGGGCATTGGTCACAATCTGACCGGGCTTGGTGCGGCCCTGGGCATATAACGCTTCCTGCTCTTCTACGGTTCGTAAGGTTTCCGCGATTCCCACGATAATTCCCTGTGCTGCACAGGCTTGGACCCACTTGGCGGCCAGCTGCTGCAGGCGGGGATGGCATAACGTAATATCTCTCATAGTGTTTACCTCCTTGTCTTTTATAAGATGAAATAAGGCCCCGGGATCTCCCAGGGCCAAAAAGTTGTGACGTTACAACCGTTGCGATATCACAACAGTGCCGCGTAACCCTGCAGCCGGGAGATGTCAGGATCACCTCCAATCAGGCCTTCTTGTGTCCCGGGTCATAATCGCTATCGATCTTGTCCTTCAGCACCGCGATGTACCCGCGCAGCCACTCTGGCACCGGGCCGCCCATCCGGCCAGCATTCTCGATGATCGACAGGAGCTCGTTCAACAGATACCAAACTGCCACCAACAGCCCGAAAAAGGCCGTCACCGGCATTACGATGTCCAGGTACCCGGCGGCCACGGCGATCACATAGTCTACCATCATGGCCACGGCAATAACGCACAGGTAGCTGACCTTCTTGATGATCCCCTTGGCACCACGGGCGCTGGACCATCCATAGGCTGGATCCCCTGGGTGATCCAGGGATTCCCGCTTGCTGGCCAACATTCCGCTGACGTAATCGGCCACCATTGCGCAGGCCAGCAGGCACAGCACCGGGAATAGGACCCCGAGGCGGTCCGAAAGAAAAGCACCGGCCGCTGCCAGTGCTCCCTGAATTGCAATCACATATTCTTTTTTCATCGTCTTATACTCCCTTCGTATACGTTTCTCCAGTAATCTCCTTATAGTCTGCCTCTGTCAGCTTGCCAGCGGCCACCAGGGCCTTCAAGCGGTCAATATCCCACAGTTTCGGATAATACTTCTGCGCCAATGCCTTTACGTTCATAGTCTCAATACCTCCTTATAAGTCTGTTCCGGTCATGATGGCCAGAAAATCAATGTCAGCCCTGTTCTGGTCCACCTTGGCGTCTACGCCCGGCTGTGAGAGCGTCAGGAGTGCCACACGGCCATATAGAGCCTCCGCGGTGACAGCGCCATCCGCGTCGTACTGCTCCGGCGTTATCAGGTAGTGATCGTCAATCGCCTTGGGGTTACCCAACACTGTGTATCCGTCGTATACAGCCAGCGTGCTGCCCTCCTCGTTGATGGTCTTGATCTGTGCTGTAGCCTCTGGATCCGCAAACACGGCCACGATGTCCTCCAGCGGCTCGCCTGCCTGGAAGATCAGCCGCAGAGTGCTGGGTGTGGAGGATGTCCCACCGATGACCAGTGGGTACTCCTTGTTGTTTTTCAATACGATCTTCTCATTCATATTTTTTCCTTTCTCCGGCCTCGCCGGGCAACAAAATAGGACCCTGTGCAGGTCCTGGTGAATGGGTTTCTTTCTTGGACAAATAGTGATTTAACTGTAAAATCCGGAATTATTAATAGTTCCTATATGGACATTATATGGCGATTGTCTGGCAAGGCCGCAATATTATCATATGCAAAGAATGTCAAATCACCCATGAATGCTGATACAAATTATCAGCTTGGCACAGTGCCATTTGACTGTCAGAATTATTATGCTATTATAACAACAGGTCGTAATATATTTGCCTTCATTAGTATTGAAAATAATTTAGTAAGCATGACACCATACAGTGACTTTACAAGTGATAGCTGGATGTATTTTCATGTGCCTTTGATTCTAAAATGATCAATTATATCAAAGGCACTCCCCATAGTTTTATTGGACTCTCTCTATCTAGTCCAACGTACTCTATAACATTATTAGTGTTAATGTTGACTTGCGTATTGAAAATTACTTTTAGAGTATTTTCTCTGTTGATGTGAAGTTTGATCGCTGAAAATACAGCTCTTCCTGACACCGAGCCTAATAGGTTAAACTGTAATACATTTCCAACAACCCCACCTACATCACATCCGTACAATTCGTTTTGGGTATCGCCAAGATGGAATAATTTATACTTGTGCAAGGTAGGGATACTTATTTCGTCGTTGGCCTTTATATTTCCTGAATATAGTAGTACGGCATTTTGGGATGTAGCTAAATCACTAATTACCCGATCAGTGACTTGTTTGAAATAGGGGCTGGACGGCACCGTGGTGGGGTCTGTACTCTCCGTCTGGACGATGGAGGATCTCTCCACTAATTTGGTCATCACCTTATCCGCAATCGCATCCATCAGTGCCTGGCCACCTACACTTGCCCCAGCCTGGCCCAGCACCCCGCTGGTGTCCAGGGCCGTGATGGCTGACAGTAACTGCTGCTCGAATCCCTTGGCCAGATACTGCCAGTTGGCACCATCCGCGGCCGGCGGACCTGTGGGGTTGTCCCGCAGCGCCACGTATGTGGACCCATTGTAATAGACAGCGTTCATCGTCTTATAGGCCGTGCCCTGGACATACTCGTTTTTCCAAGCGATCCCTATCACGGCCAATTTCTCATATCCTGTTGGTATTGACATGATTCTATTCTCCTTCCTATGCGATCTTCCAGCAGAGCTCTGCGTCATCTGTAACGATAAAATCCACTCCAACGCCGACTTTCATATATAGTACCATTGTTTCCGGATCCACCAGAAATCCCGGTGCTACGATACCAGCATACTGCGCGGCCCGGTCTGCTTCCTGAGAGGCCCGCGTGGCATCGTCTTTTGATTTTTCTGCCCAAAATTGGCTATTGTTTCCATCTTCTCCCGGCCGGCTGCCAGTGCCGCCCACCGCCCAGCTCTCCGCCAGGGTGGCCGCAGCCTCCGATCCAGTCCGGGCCGTCTGTGCCGCCTGCCGCTCCAGCTCCATCGCTGCCAGCTTATCGTCAGCGTACTGCTTGTACTCCGCTGTGATGTCGTTAGCATGGTCCACGGCCCCCTGTGCCTCCTGGCGGACCGTCTGGACGTCCTGGGCGGCCTGATCCACAGCCTCGCCCTTCTCTATCACGTAATCCACCGCGGCGTTGGCCTGGTCCTGCAGCTTGGTCAGGGCTGACACGTTCGCCGCGCGGACCTGGCGGCCGTACCGGGCGATTGTCCAGTCCTGGATGTCCTGGTTGATATTCACATGTACCGGCTGGTTTGCCATATTATCACCATCCTTTTTTCTGCAATCAAAAAGAGCGGGGATCTCTCCTCGCTCTCAGTCTCTGTAACTTTTACTGTGCTGCTGTTTCGTCCTGCACCCACGCCCCATCTGAACCGACATAGTAGCCGTCTGGAGTGGTGGTGTCGTGGAGCATTATGCTATACTCATCAAAATAGTACCACTTCCCGTCGATCTCTTTCCAGGCGCTTTGAATAGACTTCCCGTTCTCTCCAAAATAATACCAATAATCCCATACTTGTTTCCATTGATTAGTCAAGCAAATAGGAATCCCATGCTCATCTTCCTCATCTGTTACATACATCCAAATAGCTTCTTTTTTTCCTCCTCCGACTTTCGACATTCCTTCTCCGTATGCTGTAAAAGGAATCACCAAAGTAATCAGCAATGTTAAAAGCAGGCATGTTCTAATCCTTCTCATTGTGCACTTCCTCCTACTGAATTTATGATATCTTTAATTACAGGATAACATAAAATAGGAGAGAAATCAAACTCCTGCTCTTAATTTCTGTATTTCTTCCCACATCCAATCAATGGTTTCACCCAAGCCCCATAACCTACTGCTTCCTTGTGCAAGCTGGCACCCGATAGCGTATACATCTCCACATGTTACTTCCCCTGTGCCAGTTATTTCCACACCATTATATTTATCACCACCAATGAAAATGGAAGCGTAGTCTCCGCCAGGACTTCCCGCCGGACGGTCATTTGTGTTAATTTTTATCCATCCATTTTCGGAACTAAGCTCGTTACTGCCATCTGCTGACACGTAGTAGTCGCCAAAGTACACGCCGCCAGAGTCAGCTGATAGCGGCCCTACAGCAATAGTACCGCCGCGTATCCGGCTCCCTTCAATTATTCCTTGCAAAACATACAGTCCTGTTTTGTCCCAGTAACCTATCATCCGATCTGAAGCGTCCTTAACTACAATCCGTCCATCTTTAGCAAGCCCTGCCCCACCGACTTCATATACTCCGCCACGTACCCTCTCGGAAACCATTGTCCCCGTAGTAATGAAATCCGCCACCAGGTTCCCGTCAATCGTCCAAGCGTTGCGATACGGCCCGTTGATCCCGTTCGTCGAAAATCCAATCCCATTTTTATTGATCTGGATCACACTTTTCGCCGTCTCTTTATCCGGCGTGTCCATGATCAGGATCCTCCAAGGCTGCGTCTTTTTTCCTGTTTCTGGATCCATTACATCCAGCACAACATATCCGCCCTTTCCACCGGTGATCAACTGCGTAGCATTCTCCACCTTCTTGTTGATCTCCCTGACAGTGCTGTCAGCCACGCGGTTGATCCGGTCTGTTATAGCTGCTTGGTCCTTATTGGCACTGGCTGTGAATGTCGGCAGCGTCTGCCCCAGAATCACCTCGTCCTTTCCAGGGTTATCCAGATGGATGGTCTTTTTTGACAGCATGAACCGCTTGCTGATCCCATGTGGTACACTCTCCACCTGCGTCCAATACCCTACCCGCAGCTGTTGAATATCTACATCGATCAGACTCATGTCCACAGCTTTCAGGTCCAGTGTCACCGGCAGCGCAATAGCCTCTTGAAGGTATGCTTTCCCCTTCGCCAGCAATGCTTCTGGATCCGTCACATCATCAAAAGTCTGCACGCCCCAGATCCATCCATATGTGTCCACTGCCGCCTGATCATAGATATAATCTTTTCCGCCATTCACGCTGGTGATGTCCAACCGCTTATCTTCTGCTTCTGAATCCTCGCTCTCGATGGTAGCACCATAGGGGATCAGCGCAGTAATTATGCTGGTGGGCTTCACATGCTTGGACAGATCCAGCAAATTCTCGCCAAACCGGATTACCTGGCTATTAATCCCACCATAGTCATTCACATAGTCCAGGTACTTTTTTCCGCCAGCGCGCCGTACCCGCAAATAACCGCCGTTACGTTCTACCAGCTGAGACTTCAACGTTTTCAAGGTGTTCTCGCAATCGGTGTTACTTCGGTTGATCTCTGCGGCCGAATCCGGCACCGTCACATTACCGATCAGAAACTGCTTACGCTCCTCCACCTGTTCGTTATGTACCTCCAGGCATTGCCTCAGAAACTCCGCCCCATTCCCCGAAAAATTGTAAGGACGCTGGATGCTGTCGATTAAATATGCCAGTTCACCCTCACAGGTCACTTTACCACGATTATAGAAATCATCCTCGCCACCGATTGGCCGGCCGGCAAAAATCACTTCGTTGTCCTGGTACACAATGATCTCACTTTTAAGTGGCTGAACCTTATCCTTGTGGGGATGGCCGGGAGCAATCATGAAAGTCAGCTGCCCGTTCTTTCCCATCTCCAAGGTTACTACCGGATCGATCAGCTGTAGCTCTCCTTCATTGTCCCGCGGCTCATGCAGCGGATACTCAATTCCTTCTGTTATCACCATGACTCTATACATTATAGGATCCCCCCTCTATAATCAATGCTTACTGTGCCGTTACCGTAGAAAGTCAGGATGTTCTCTCCCTCCACCAACGATATGGCATACAGTTTAGTTTCTCCTGCCGGCATATCATACCGCATTCCATTCCATTCCACCTGCATGGCTACACTGGCAATGAAGGTAGGGATGATCTCCTTGCGTGTCCCTGGTATTGTGACTGTCCGGCTTCCATTCACCTCCAAATCCTTATACTCTCGTATTATGCCAGTTTCAAAGTCTAACGTATCCCACAGCCAATCTTCCAAACTGGAAAGCAACTCATATTTGTACGGGTCCATATCGCCCGATATCGTGATCTGGTTCGTTAGATAATCGCTTTTCTCAGAGTCAAGCGCCAGACGGCCTATGTAATAGTACCCCGGATCACTATCCAGAATCACCTTCAAACGCTGCCCGTGCAGGTAGTTGGCGATCTGACTGGTCAGGCTATGCCATCGTTCTGGTTCCCCCATCACGTCAAAGATCATTTCCAGCTCACGGTTCCCATATCTGACAGTCCCCAGTGCTTCGGACAGGTCCAACAGGCCATCGGCTCCTGGCACATCCACAGTATTGGTCTTCGCTTCGGGAAATCCAATGACTAGGGACCGCAATTTCAATCCCCAGTCATCGAATGTTTTCTTTTCACCGATTGTCACATTCACCCTTCGTTCCTCCCTCCGACTTCTTTCACATCTCCCAACTCCGTATCCATGTACGGTGCCAGCGTGCGGGCTGCCTCCTTGCCTTCAATGTTGGTCTGTACGATAATGCAGCCTTTTCCCAGCACAATTTTCTGCCCTGAATCATATCCGCCCTGGCTCAGCGCTGTTTCCATACCGGCCAGACCTCCCAAAGCGGAAAACCGCAGGTTTTCCTGCTGTGTCAAAACACGCTCACCATAATCCAAGTAAGCGGGAAAGTAGTCTCCCGGAACAAAGTCAATACCAGCCTTCAGGCGGGGGATCGTCGGGATATTAAACCCTTTTCCACCTACCCCCGGTACCCAATCCGGAATTTTAATGCCGTTCAAACCCTTCAAAAATCCATTGATCAGATCGATAATCGCATTGATTGGAAACTTGAATACTTCCTTCAGCCCATCCACAATGGTTTTGAAAATGTTCTTGATATTCTCCCAGGCGCCCTTCCAGTTCCCGGTAAACACATTTTTAATAAAGTCGATAACATTATTCAGGATGTCCGTTACCCTCTGGATCTGGTTGCCTATAAGCTCCGCCAAACCAGAGAACACTTCACTTGCCGCAGACAGGAGCACCTGTAATACTGGGACCAGAAGATCAGCTATGGTACTGATAATCGGCGTCAGGGCGTCAACCAATGGCACCAGGGCGCTGCTGATCAGCTGCACAATCGGACTAAGCAACTGTATAAAGCAGTTGATCACCGGCATCAAAACGGAAAGCAGTGATTGAAATACAGGCATTAAGGCACTGATAAGCTGCATGAGCGGTGGCAGCAGCGCGCTGATGATCTGAGTTAATGGTGGTAATAACTGTGTAAGCAGCATAGCCAGCGGTGGGAGTACCGCATTGACAATATCCATCAATGGAGGGATGAGCTGTGAAAATGTATCCAGCAATATCGGCAGCAGTTCCTCGATCACTGGTGTAAGCTGCTCAATCAACTGCCCGGCAATCTCCATAATCGGCGGCAGCGCCTCCTGTAGCATAGGCAGGACCGCCTCAATCAATTCGGTCAGAATCGGGATTAGCTGTTCTCCCAGGGGCACCAATAGCATTTCAGCGCTGCGCTTTAAGCCTTCCAGCATTGAACCAAGGTCATCATATTTCACTTCCTTAATGGTGTCCATGGCATTCGCCGTATCATAGGCGCCCTCTTCTATCTCAGCCAGAGCTGCCACGGCCTCTGGTCCCAAGTCCTCCCACATAGTCCCGAACAGATCCGTTCCAGCTATATTCTGTTCCAGCGGGTCTTCCATAGCGGCCAACGCCCGGATGGTGTCCTGAAACGCTGTTTTTGCGGTATCACCACCAGCGGCAAACTTATCGGCCATTTCATCCGCATTCAAACCAATCTTTTCGAAACCCTCCGCAGTGGAATCGGAACCGTCAATCGCCCGGATAGAGAACTCTTTTACCGCGTCGCCGATCTTATCCAGGTTCCAAGCGCCGGAGGCTGCGCCCTGCTGGAAGATCTTGAACATATCGTCGGCGTCAAGTCCTACCTTTGCAAACTGCACAGAATACTCATTGATGGAATCCAGCAATTCTCCGGAGAAATCCAGACCATTCTGAGCGCCGGCAGCGATCAGGCTCATGGCCTCCTCGCCCGATATCCCGAACTGGGTCATCATGGTAGACGCCGCCCGCGCTGATTCAGGCACTTCATAACCAAACGTATCGCGCAGGGCATACGCACTTTCAACCAGTCCCTGAAGTTCATCATCTTCGATATAGCCCATCTGCTGTTGCATAACAGCCATAGAATCCGCTATATCCTCAAACGAGTCTCCATAGTTATTGGTATAGATATTTTCCAGGACTTTCTGGTACTTCTCTGTTTCCTCAACACTTTTCCCGGTGCTTGAGATGAACTGATTCATAGCCTGATCCATGTCGGTGGCGCTCTTGACCGCCATGGTCCCGACGGATACAGCGGCTGCTCCGGCAGCAAGCATCCCGGCGCCAATCGCCTTCGCTGTTCCTCCAGCAATGCTTTTGATCTTTTCGCCTGTAGACCGTTCTGCTTCCTCACGCTGCTTCCCGGCTTCTTGGTCATCCTTCACGCGCTGATCGTTTTGCTGCTCGTGATACTCAGTAACATCAGCTTTTGACTCCTTCACTGATTCCGCTGTTTTCTGTTCAATCTGTTCCGTTTTCTCAGCACCTTTTTGGGTAGACTTTTCTACTTTCTGCTGAGCCGCAGACAGATCCCGGTTTAGGTTACTGTCATCACCTCTTATCTCAAATACAACTTCGCCGTCCCTGCCAGCCAACGTTATTCACCTACCTTCTATTGAGCCATACCCTCCAATGTCGAAAACAGCCGGTCAAGCCCCTCCTTCCCGTTGTCCTCCCGATATCCAAGCGCATAATAAGCTTTCAACTCAGCCAAATTCTGAATCTCTTTCTGGTTGTGTTTATTTGGTGCCGGCAGTTCCATGCCGCGGATCCGCATAACCTCTTTGATTTTCGTCTTATCGGATAATCCCTGGAATAGGGCAATGAATCGCTGCCATGGGAGTTGCCCCTGATGATCAATCAGATCCATCCCATAATCCTGGAGGAACGAGGCATAGATGTATTCCCCATCATCTTCAAAATCAAAAAGTCTCTGTTGCTTTCCTACTCTGGGCCGTGGGCGGGTGGCAATCTTCTCAGTACAGATCTGCTCTAATAGCTCAGACCGTTCAGACCAACTGAGTTTTCGAATATCATTTTCCGCAATGCCAAGAATTTTTAGAGATTCCATCAACATATCCGCCTCGTCAAGCAGCTTCTCACGAAACATGCGCTGCACATTCAGAACAGAATCATATGCCAGATCCAGCCTGTACTTACGGCCCTGAAATAGAATTATATTGTCCTCGTAATCTGTCAGGAATCCCATAGACTCACTTCTTTCCAAACAGCCGACGCTGTTTTCGATTGTATCCTGCTGCGACAACCTTCTTATTCTCCCGAGCTATCCGCCGAACCGCCGGTATCACAGTAGCGGTCACGAATGGCATAACCTCCGTGCACATCTCCATATAGTGTCCGTTGTAGAATTCCACAATTACCCTTGTGTCGTCCGCTCCAAACACGGCTTCTAAGATATCGGTGACAGCGTTTCCCACTGTCTCCAGCGCTGCTCCAGGATCCTTTTGGGCATTGATCCCCTGCACTTCTTGGAGCGCTTTAACAAGGGCTGTGTACTTCTCAGATAACTTCTTTGCCATGTTATCCGGATCCAGGGCTACATGCAGGGTGTGCACAACAGTTCCATCTTCTTCGGTAAGCTCAAAATCTTCTGTATACAGTTTCTTTCGTTTTGCCTGGTATGCCATACTTTCCTCCTATTAAAAAGAGGGGTACCCAACCCCTCTTACGCTGTAGCAGTATCGCCAATCACCGGCCGGCCGTTTCCATGGATCGTAACGGTCAGAGCGTTCGGCTGGTTGCTGTCACCGTATGCTGGCGTGACATTCGCCAGTGTCACCGGCCAGATCACAATTTTTGTACCCCGGACCAGCTTCAAATGCGTTTTGCGCGCGTCTCCCAATCCGTACAGCACATCATCGGACAGCAGGTAATCCGCCGCCGCGTCTCCTTTTTTGCAATCTCCGGTAACGGTAAGCGTCATCTGCGCCCCCGTGACCTCGGTGCTGCCCCAACCCTTGTCCGCGTAGTAACTGGCCTGGTATAACACTTCATTCAGGGACTGGGACATATTTTTCATCAGCTCCCCCATATTGGCCCACGTTGGCTGTTCCGTCTCAGGTGTTGTATTGATATACGCCTCTGTCTCATAGTTAATCTCCGGCGTGATTGTGTTCTTCGGTAATGCCGGTTCTGCCATATTCTTCACCAATTCCTTTCTCAAAAATAGATTTTCATGTTCATGATTGCGGAGTATATCCACTGCCCATCTTCCTGGCGGCCCACCAAGTTTGGCTCTGTGGCGGTAGCAGAATCCAGCCAGGAAAATCCCTCCGCCTGCGGGCACTGTTTCAAGTGCTGGAGGTCATTACAGATCCTGCACAACTGGTTCAGACACGCAGCCTGATTCTTTCCCTTACTGAGAAACAACACTGGAATAATTCGAATCGACTTCTTGCTGTAATACAAGCTGTCTGCATATCCAGCGCTCAGTTCTGCACTCACCCCGCCTCGCTTCGGTGTGCCATCCAGGCATACTTCAATACCGCAATTATTATTGATGGTCTTTCGGATCAACTCCATCAATTCAACCTGTGGTTCCATAGCGTCACCTCTTCATCAATCGGCTAAATTCCGCCTGATAGACCTTCTTCCATTCGTTCCCGTGCTTCGCCCTGGCATAATGCGCCCACATCTTCTGCGCTCCGGCCTTGGTGTATTTTAGGGGACGATCTGTCGCTACCTTCGGCGGCCTCCCCTCCATGGCAACACCGTAATACTGCATTCTGGCGTACACAGTGGCCCACCGCAGGATACCTTTTTCCGGTTCACTGTTCGTCAGACTGCTGTTCACCAGATCATGCTGGTCTTCCGGGCAATACTGGTTCGCGTCCTTCAGAGCCTGCATGGATACCGCCGGCAGGGCCCCGGCATTGGCCGCCTTGATCCTGGCCCGGACCGAAGCCTGATTGAATGTTACCCTGGTATTAATTTTAGGCATCCCGAATCACCCCTAATTCATAGTGATGAAGGCGGCGACCATCATACAGAGGCTCAACAATCTGGATCCGGTACCGTTCACCGTTGAAAGAGATCACCTGCCCGTCACTGAAAGTCTGGCCACGGGGCCTGCTGTTATGACAATCGTAAAACAACGTGGCCGCCAGCTGAATCTCTTTATGGTCCTTATCCTTCACATACTTGGTGGACGGCTCCAGGCGGACATATTGCAGCTCAACCGGATCAGCGAGTATCTCGTTTCCCCAGGCGTCCTTTTCGTTGACTTCCTGTAGTTGGACAGTGTGGATCAGCAACTTCTTCGGGATCGGCTTCATCAGCAGCCACCTCCCCGGTATAATAGGCCCGTCGGAAATAGGATCCGCTGGGCCCGTGGGGCATACATGGACTGGCCGAAGCTGCCGTTTGCACCGGCTGCCAGAGTGTAATTGAATTTACCCAGGCCAGCACTTTGCAGATCCGATCCATTGTCCAGATCAGCGCCTCCATTCGCGTCAAGATATTCGATTTGTGCACATACCGCCTTCTTCACGCGCTCCTGAATATCCTCCGGCATGGCCAGAAATGATGTGGGGGTCAGGCGGTACCTTGTCATCTCTTCCACGGTCTCTTCCGCCCGCAGGCATAGAGAAGGGAAGTCGGTGGTATTCACCGGCTCCCCATGGAACGTGTCGTTATAATATGCCTCGTCTACATACGGCATTGAGCCGCCTCCTCCCTTATGCCGTCGGTGCAGCAGGCGCCACCTGGATACCATGCAGCACTGCTGCGGATCTGGTCGCCTTGACAGCCATTGCAGCCACCATCTCCACCTCACCGGTCTTGACGGCTCCCGGCCGGGTCATATCCGGCAGATAGATCTTCGGCTCCTTTGTGCCCTCCGGCGTTACACCGTGGACAGCATCCAGACCGATCCTGAACAGATACATGTCTGTAGTTCCTGTAGTAGCGTCCGTCGGGATAATCGAGGTTGATGTTCCCGGCTTATCGCCCATCTTCATGATCGTCGCATTGCCATACTTCACAATCTGCGTTCCCACTTCATTCTTTGTCTGCTGGAACTGAGTGGACAGGTCTGCCACCGACTGGAAAACCGCGAACAGGTCATTGTTTACCAGGATCACACCAGGCTCACCGTCAAGCAGCTTTTCAACCTGCCTCAATTCGTAAAGGAAGGACTGCCAGTTTTCTTTTACCTTTGCCGCGCTGGACAGATCCAGAAGTGCTGCGCTTTCAAGGGTAACTTCCGTGCTGGTTCCTTTCAGAATCTTCGCCAGACCGTCAAATGCTACTGCACTGGCTGCAGAATCACCATTGATCATCCAATCCTGAAACAATGCCCGTGTAGCCGTGGTCTTCTGCTGCAGCTGAAACTGTACCAGGTCCAACACCTGCTTTTCATAGTTCGCAATAACCCTGTCGATCTGGAAGGATCCGCCGAACACCTTTAAGTCAACCTTTACCTGTTCGGTGTCCGCCGGCTGCGGGATGTATTCCGCATTCAGTGCCCTTCCTGCAGCCGTCGCCAACGTCTTCACCCGATTGTAGACGTAAGTCATCGTATTCCCACCCTGCGGCTTCACAGTGTCATCAAACACCATCGCGTCCAGCAGGGGGGACTTTCTAAATTCATCAATCACATAGCTGGTCAGCTTATCCTGACTCAGATTCTTTGCCTGTGCAAGCGTAAATGCTGCCATAGTCAATCACCTTTACCTTTCTTATTTTCCAAACAACTGTTTTCTAATTTCATCTTCCACGGTCGTTGCTTTTTTCTGGGGCTTACCGTGGCGCTGCCCCCAGCCTTTCTTTTCCTGCCCGTCATCGACATCGGATTCCTCATATCCATCCTTAAACTGCGGATATTTCTTCAGCACTTTGTCAATCGCGTCCTCAATGTCCAGATCTTCATCCTTCGCCATGTGCACTTTGGCAAGGGCCAGGACATCATCCACACAATCCTTGTTGACGTCATGTTCCAGGCAGGTCCATTTCATTTCCAGGGCTGCGGCCTTCTCTTCAGCCGCTCTGGCTTTTTTATCAGCTTCGGAGTCCCCGGCATCGTCCTGAGGCTTATCCTCTTTGTTGGATCCACCTGCAGAGCCACCCTTCTGCTGTTCGCGCTGCCATTTCCGTTTTTCACGGGATAAGCGTTTTTTTATCGCCTCATCGATGTCCTTCTGGGAAAACTTCTTTTCATCCTGATCGTCACCGTCTTCGTCCGATTCGTCATCGTCCTGGTCGTCACCACCAGCGTCATCTGCGCCGTCATCTGCACCGGAACCACCGGCTCCGCCGCCTTTGTCAGCCTCCATATAGGGGCCGTGTAAATATGGGTTATTCATAAATTTATACATTGCTTACTCCTTTTCCGTTTTACGCCCGTCGGCAGATTTCTGCACGAAAAAACCACCGGCCTTCTGGTCAGTGGTTTCTCATTCCTCGATGATTGTATCATCTTCTGCTTTTTTGATTGATTCTACAAACTCATCACAAATTCTTTTTTCTTCCTCTGTGTATGGCTCATCTAAATATCCGCCATCTTCGGAATAGTGAAATTTTCTCCGGATTTTCTCCGGCACCGTAAACAGCATTACTTCTCCATCTCCTCTCTAAACAGACGTTGCACCTCAGCAGCAAGCTTTCTCGGCTTGTATTCAGAACATGCTTCTGCCAGAAACTCACCGCTGGAAACATTGGCATAGCCACACAGCTTTTTCTCTATTATAGCAGGATCGTCTGGTATACTGCAAGCCGTAAGGGCTTTTTGCTTTATTTCATTTGCAATCTCATGTTTTTTAATCGCCTTCATAGCAGCCACGGCGTCACCACCAGTCCCATCTTTATTGACTCCATACCGTTTTAGGGTAAGTGCATATTCCGACAGATGGGTACCTTCATGTTTAGCTATGCCATACAATCCGCGTTTATCTGTCCAGTATCCATGATCGACTTCACGATCAATCAGCTGCTGAATGGTCTTTTTATCTGCACACTGGTTAGAAGAAAAAGTCAGCTTTGCATAAAATTGTCCATTCCTAAAATGAAGGCTTGCCTGTGCGGTTGCAGACATATTATCCTTAAATTCTATTTCGTCAACAAAATTCTGAAGGACCGGATTCTCCCTGTAGAGTCTCTGTAATGCCCGGTTTGTATTATTAACGGCCTCAACGCTCTGCTTCGTATAATTGGTCTTTTTAACTCCCAGATGATTCTTAGCCCAATTCTCCGCAGCCTTCTGATTCTTTTGAGCAATCCGGCTTTCGTCTACCTTACCTGCCACTTCTTTCTGGTACTGTTTATTGGCCGAAACAGCTTCCGAACTGATCCGCTTGTCGAACCCTACCACCTGTTCCCGATCACGGCGACGGTGAAGCTGATCGTTTCCGACAACATACTGTTTCAGCTGCGCCTCCTTTCCCTTTAGTTTCACGGCGGCCTGTTCAAATGCCTCCTTGTCTCCCAGCTCATCATATAGCATACACTCCCTTTTCTGTTTTCTCACGGCCCGCTCCAGACCACGCTGAACTTGTACCTGCTGATACAGCTTGTCGTTTTCCTCCAGGTCCTCCGTGGGAAAATACCGCCGGATCGACACACCTTCGATATATGGGTAGATGTGGTGTCCACAATTAATTCCCAGGAGGCCGTCCGGTTCCCCATAGCTGGATGTATTCCAGTGCGGATATTTGCTGGACTTATTGGCCCTGTCAAATATCTTCCCCTGGTCCCTGGCGCACTTAGGCCGTGCTCCGGAATGGCTGTCAACCTCCACCAGGTCGATACCGTAATCCTCGCAGCGGGCCATCTGTACCTGGCTTGCCACGCTGCCTGAGGTTGTCCGCATTGCCATGTTGACATAGGCTTCCGGTGTCCATTCCCGGCCACGGCGATCCACAAAAGCCGGAATCCCCTTCGCGTTAAATTCCCGAATACACTGGCGGACCACCTGTGCTCTGGACTGGCCTCCGATTATAGCAGCGGAAGCATTCTGGTTGAGTGTATCCAGAAGTTCCTGCCGATTAATTGCCTCGCCTGCTAGGTCCGCCGTACGCTGCACCAACGTCTTATATGCCTCCCGCGCCTTATACAACATCGTGGTGTTGCACAGGTTCAATGTATCCTTGGCCTGTTTGCGCAGATTCTTCATGACCTGCTTGACGTTCCTGCTTTTAGCAGCTGTCACGGCCTCACCAACAATCCCCTGGCGGGAAAGATACTGAAACCCAGGCTCCAATTCTGCCGTAACCTTATCGGCCATCTCCTCAAGCATTCGTTGTGCTGCGGTATTGCTGATTCCAGCCATCTCACCGATAATCCGAAGGTTTTCACGGTCAAGGCGGCCGATCTCAGCCAGCTTCTGTAACAACCATTCATCCGTTGGGATCGGCTGGTCATAATTTTGGATGTGCCGGACAATGTTCTGCATAAGCCGCGCTTCCAGATCCATATACAGGCCGTCTATACCTTCAGCAGCTCTCTGATTGTCCAACAAGCCCATTATGCCTCAGCCTCCTCATCTTCTCCATCCGGCTCCAGATTGTCCTCCTGGCCCTCTTTTTCTTCGTCACCTTGGGTCCAGTCTATATCCTGGCCGGTGATCTGGCCATCCTCCGCAATCCGCTCCAACTCTTTTTTAGCCTCGGCCTCGCTGCACTTATTAATCTCCATGATCGCTGTTAGTTTTGACCGCAGGCCGCCCTGAACGAGCTTGATGTTCCGGTCCACGGTGGTATTCGTATCCTCGATGATGGAATCATCAAAATCCACGTTGACTTCCAGCTGGTCGGCTCCCGTTTCCAGGAAGGCCAGCGCCTTGACCATTGCAACCAGCGCGGCCTTCACCGGCGTTTTGTTTTTCTGGAGGTTCTGGTACAGGTCGGACTTATCGCTGATCACCTCTGTAGCTGTCTTGACCCCGCCGCTCTCAAACTTATACCGGCCGGTTCCCATGCCACATTTCAGGGACATCAGATCCAGCGCCTTATTGAGCCCCTGTTCGTGATCTGCCGCCCGGATGGACATGTCAACCTCCGTCAGTTTCATGTCATCCTGGCGGTCACCTGGCAACGCGAAATATACGGAATCGTTCGGGTCGAATACTGGCTGCCGGGTTCCATCCTGCTCTGCCAGAATCTTCGCCTGTGAATATGGCACCAGGATTCGCTTGCGGCCCAGAACGTACTCGTTCATGTAGCTGTCGTACACAAGGTCACAGCCCTTGACTTGGTCGATAGCGTTCGCGAACACCGATATCCCCATTGGGCTGTCCAGATCCACGTTGTTGCAAATGTTCGGCGTGATGATCTGGAACAGCGGCCGGTCATACCCTGTTGCCACAATCCCTTCGATATCCTCCGGGAGCGCCACCTCGTCACCCGTTTCGGAATCCAGGTACTTATTTTCGATGTAGTACAGATTCGGGTTCTCACCATCACCCGGAATCCCTTTTCGGTGGATCTGAAGGTATATCCGTTCTTTCTCATCCACAGCCCTAACGGAGCCGAAAGCACACTCGGTAATATCGCCATTATCCCAAGACAATGGATAAATCATGTTGGCGCGTATGTAATCAATGATCGGCTGATCAGCAGCGTCCCGGTATTCTACCAAGGCACCGGTCCCTAATGCATAGGCAATCTCAATCAGCTGATTGGCTCGCACATGGAAATTGTTGATCTCCAAAATCTCCTTCAGCCGCTTGTCGAATGCCCCGGCCTTGATCGCCACCTTCTCATTCAGCAACAGGTTAGCCCAGTCCTCGCACACCTTCTTGGCCATTCCAAGCTTGTACCGTTCGCACTTTTTGCTCTGAATTCCGTCATAGATCCAGTAGATATGGAACTTGCGAACACTGTTCTGGTACCACGCCAACCACTCATCGATGTGGTTGTAGGTGGCGTCTGACACGCCGCCGAACTTCCGCTTTTTCTGTAAATACGTCTGTATGGCTCCCATGCCATCACCTCCTATGCCGCGACATACAGGATATCCTCCTGCACGCTCTCTGTACTGTATTCCGTGCTGTCCAGGCTGTCCACGTTCATCAGGCCGTCGTCCAGACGGATGTCCTGGTGTGGCTTTTTATCATCATACACGGCCTGCTCAAACGCCTCGATAATGTGACTACAATGCTTCATAACCTTCCAACGGCCCTGTGCAATCAGGCTATTGTAGAAGGCGATCCGATCATTGATTGGCCCTTTGATTGCGTTCTTGATGTCGATTGCCACATGTGCTTGAATACAGGCCATCTCCAGGCCGCTAATCAGTGTCTGCTCCGCGCTGTCACAGTATGCCTCATAGACCTTGTACCTGGCCTGCGCCCGCCTCACAAAGTCCACAAAGTCATCCTGCAGTTGTTTTGGATTGATCCGCTTCTTGCGGTAATACTCGTCCAGGACAACCACCTGTTTAAAGCCCTTCGTAAACCCCGTCAGGGTAAAAGAATGCGCTGACTTCGTGCCGCCAAAGTCAACGCCAATTACTGCATACATGATCTGGTTATCTTTCAGCCATTCTGGGCCGACAAGGTAATCTCTCACATTATCAGCGAACTGCTGATAAATCAAGCCGTCAGCCGACACCCAGAGGCCCAATACAAAACGCTTATAAAACACGCTCCCGACTGGCCACGCCCGCTTATACCCAGCTTTGATGTCTGGGTGCAAAGACAAGTTATCGTCCATCGTGAAATGCAGATGGTAAACGCCCTTTTCCTTTGCTGCCTCCGGTACGATGTAACACTCATAGATGTAGTGGTGCGGCCCCTGCGGATTGCAGTTTAACCAGATTTTCCGGCCATACACGGAGCACCGAGCGATCATCTGATCAATGAACGACTGCGGAAAAAGTGCCGTCTCGTCCGCATATGCTCCGGCAGCCGTCAGGCCCTGCAGAGAATCTTGCGCAGCTTCTGTGTTGGCGCCGAACAGATAGTAGGTGTTGCTGCCGATGTCTATGTGCGGTTCCGACCCTGACCGAACATAATCATAAGGCCAGCCCCAAGCCTCCATAATCTGCAACATGGGCTTTACCACGTTCTTTTTGAGTGCTCCCATGGTTTTACCGGCCAGGATAAAAGACTCTCCTTGATACATCTCTTGCGACCAGGTAAGGAATCCAATAATGCAGGCGATTGTCTTGCCGGATCTGATGGATCCGTCTGCGATCACATAATCACATTCCGCAGACCGAAGTCCTGGACGCCACCAGTGCATGAGGCGCTTCTGTTGATCAGAAAATGGAGCAAACTTAAACGTTGTCGGCTTCTTCTGTTTCTTCGGCATCGTCCCCGCCCTCCTGTTCCGTAAATAAAGAATTCAGCTCTTCCTCCGTCGGCCGCATGGCTTTTAAGAAAGACTGGATCCCATCACTATTATCTGTATCACCAACCTCCAGATCCCTGGCACGCCGCGCCCGATCCGTTCGGATCTGCTGCTCCTCGTCGTCTGCCTCCGTCTGCGGCGACTGCCCGGCGTACTTAGCAACGGCCTCATACGCCTTCACGTTGCCTGTCAGGCCAGCTTTAATCATTGCCATGTTCAGGGCAGTTTCAAGCGTACAGTCAAGCCCCAGTGACCGCAGGAGCGGTGCCCATTCATCATCATCTATGTCAAGCGTCAGCAGTAGGTTCAGGGTCTCACGGAATGCTGCCTTCCGCCTCCTGGACTTTCCAGAAGCCTTCCCGCCATTCCTGCCACGTTCTCTTGCTTCACTCGTGGTTCGCACTGGCCTTAGATTTTCATTGTTAGCCAATCACCTCACCTTCCTATCTGGCTGTTTCGGGTATAGAAAAAGAGACAGCAAGTTGTCTCTTTTAAGAACGAAGTCACTCTTTCATTTTTCATTATCAAATTTATTATTAGTAAAAACTTTACTCCATTCTTGACCAAGCGAATAT